TCGAACAGGTCGTCAACATTTGCTGCAACCTTGATTGATGCGCTTGGCTCCATATCCATCGGCGTATCGCCACCAGCCTCAACAACTTGGTTAAGGAGAACAATTGCCTGCTCAAGTTTTTGCATATTCGCAGTTGAAAGAACCCGGCCCGCCTTGACAAGAAGATCATCAAAGGCGGACTTGTTGCCTCCGCACCCGCAGCCACAGCCCCCCCCAGTATTGGGCTGTACCCAACGGTGAATCTTCTCTATGCCTTCCTCGTCATCACCGACATGGACCCAGTTGGCATCATCCATGATGTAATTCATAAAGCCCTTCTCTTCCTCCATGAAGCGCATAAGAACTTTGTTGGCAAACTCAATATCGTCGTCGGTCACTTCCCCGTCAGACATTGCTTCAAGCAAATCTCGGTCAACGCCCATCTTCCCCATGTCATCTTCATCCCAGTCCATGCCCTCAGCGCCCATTCCGCTGTGCATTTTTCCTGCTGTCCGTTCCCGGACAAGGCGCATGCGGTCATTGAAATCCGAGTCACTCCAGACAGAACCACCAGTGACCCCACGGAGTTTGCGGCGGCAGTTTTTCATTCCCGGATGATGGCAACCCTCATTCGGCCAAAGGCCTGTTGTTTCGTGGTGGAGCCAAGCGCAAATGTTGTTCAGTGGATACAGTTCTGGGTGGTCAGCAAGAATGACACGACACCGACGAAACCCTCCGGGTTTACGCATGATGGGACGCCAGTAGCGGAGAAGCCGCTCTAGGTTGCCACGACGCGGGCCATACCCTCGTAGAACATCGCCAGTAAACCGCTCTTGGGGAATCGCATCTAGCGGTGCTGCCTTTTCGTTAGAGAAGTCTTCAAACTCTCCAATGCCAAAATCGGCGTCACCCATTTCCTTGAAATCAAGGTCGTCGTAACTGAAGTAGCCCTTTTCGTTCTTTTTCTTGATCACTTCACGGATGAGGTTCTTCATATAGTCCTCACCGCGTGAACCGACTGCAAGCCATTTGATCTGAGCAATAACCCCGGGAAGTCGGAAGTCCTGATGATGGCGGGCAATCCACGCCTCACGCAGTTTCAAAGCGTTCATTTCGGCCTGAGTGGTGGCCTTGCCCTTTTCTGCAATCTGCGTCAAAATGCGCCACTGGTCGTTGCCCTTGATGTTGCCACCCTCGCCCCAAATGTCGGGGTGTTCTTCTTGGAGTTTCTTGGCCCAACCAATATCAAAGGTCTTCCACTTTGAGTCACGAAGTGAGGTGACCTCATCCTCTTCGGCGGCTTTGCCTTCTACTGGGAGATAAACAAGTGTTGGCTTGACGGCCTCCATATCTCCAAACATGAATTTGCCATCTTCAAAATGGTATGAAAGCCGGTAAGTCATTACCCGACCTTCATCACCCATTACGTCGGCAATGATCATGTTTTTGTCAAGAGACCTCAGGCGAACAGGAGCGCCAACTCGCTTGGATAGCGCCATGGCGGCGCGACGCGAGTAGGGCATATTCCCGGGGATGACGATGGAGTCGTCGTCTTCTCGCTCTTTTTCGTCTTCTTCCTCTCCTTCACCTTCTGCTTCAAGGTCATAGTTTTCGTTGATCATGCCGCCACCCATTGGCATCATCATTCGACCCATACCGTAAGCACCCTTTTCTGATTTTACAGAAATAGTTGCGGTGAGTTGATTGGCCCCATGAAGAACAGGGCTTACTTCGTAAAGTTCAAGTTCCTTGAGGATGTTTGCTTGGCGTGCAGGATCAAAGTCAGCCTGCAAAGTCTTATAGCCAATGGACCATTCCTGATCCTCGCCAAAGAAGAGAATGTTGGAGAAAGCCTCGCGTCCACGCTCTGACTTTAGGTTGAACTGAACTCGCGCATACAGGCCACCAACGCCAGCAGCCTTCATCTTTGCTGGAAGGCGGGGATCATTAGGGCGAACTTCGTAAATCTCCAGAACCTTGCCGATTGGCTGGTTCCAATCGTGGCCCCACACAACGCGAGGCTTGCGACGGCGAAGGCTGGCATCAAATGCACCGGCAACAACAATATCCCCAACTGAGTCTTTGTTGCCAACGGCTGCTACGAAGCATTCAACGATGCCTTTTGCCTCGTCAATGCTGAGGTTGCCATTGATTGCCTTGTATTCAAAGACTTCTTGTTCAAGTGCTGAATTTGGCATTTATCTCTCCTGATCCAGTTCCATAAGTATGTATCAAGAAGAGTGCCAGCAGGCGCAACGATTGCAGATTTATTTACTTAAACCATTAGACGCTGGTGTTCTATTTGTTGAAACTACGAGAAACGTAGTTTGCATCTACACCCCATAGTCAGGTTTGGCGGTGCAAGTGGGTCGCCCGGGAAGCGGAGAACAGCATTTCCCACAACAAATCCATCATCAACAGGAACAGTCTTAGAATGAAGGATTGCGTGCTCTGGCCGAACGCGAGTATCACGACGAGTTAGCCAAGTTTTCTTAACCTTTGCTGACTTTTCCCGAGCAGACAAAAAGAGACCAGCATTCACAGCCGCTTGTGACTCATGTTCAGCAATCTTCCGCTTCCGCTTTAGCAGGAGGTAGGCAAAAATTGCTGCTAGTGCCGTCATAAGGAGACTGTGACCATCTTCGCCTTCACCTCCAGCAGCAAGAGCAAGCGCCGTCAATACCGCTGCCGTCACTTCTTCCTTTGTTGTTGTATTCGCCTGCTGCATCCGCTCCATCTGGGCGTCAACATATTCATTGAGTTCTTCTTGGGTTACTTGACCAGAGTTCAGTTGCTTGGCTGAAATCTCATTAGATTCAGCAATAATCGCTGAGATAATCGGACGGATATCGTCCTTCATCTGCTTGTTCCAGACATCGACATCAAAAATAGACTCAATTGGGAGCAACCCTGCAGCAAAAAGTTTCTTGGACTTTGATCCAGAAGCCTTTTCCAAAACAACGCGCTGCTGCCGCTCAAACAAACGCTCAAGCGCCCTGTCTAGGATTTCTGTCCATCGCTCTTCCGCCTGACTAACCTTTACATCAAACTCAGACAATGCTGCTAGTTCTGTCGTTTTATACCTAATAAGATTAGAAACAGCAGATGCCTCTGCAGCGGGAGCGGGTTCAGCAGCAGGGACTTCTGGAGCGGGTGCAGGCTCAGCAGGAGCAGCCTCTGGCTGAGCCATTTCAGCCCCAAGACTTCCGGGAACCTGACCCGGAGGCGGTGCCCCAGTGCCTGCCATATCGACTGGCTGCTGCTGATTTGGATTGAATTCCTTCTCAGTATTACCAATCGGGGTGAGGTTCGGATTCGCCAAAAGCGAATCCATGAGTTCCGACTTAATTTTGTCCCTGCCAGTCCCAGTCCGATACTCATTTCCAGAGATCAGCCCAGTCTGAAACTCGGTCATCAAATAGCGTTCACGCTCTTGCTTGTACAGAACAAGGATTGGAACTTCACTTGTATCGAAGTCAATATAATACTTCTCGTCAAGTTCGTCAAGACCTCGCCCAAGAGTGTCCATATGGGGGAGCATGGTCTCCATCCAAAACACCCTGAGTTCTTCCCCGGCATTAGAAAAGGTCCGCCCAGCAGCATTACCAATTGCCGTTTCTGGGACACCAAAAGCCGAAAGGATTTCTTCCTTTGTCAGGTTCCGCATCTCCATGTACGCGGCATCCCGAGGGCTGCTGGCGGTATCTACATAATCGACACCATCTTCGGACGAGATAACTGAGGTTGTTCCCGCTCGGTTTAGATTTCCCCGGAACCGTGACCGGAGTTCGTCCTTGTCATCATCATCCATTTCGCCACGGACGACCAACAGGCCACCCGGCCTGCCATCGTTAAGCAGGAAGTTCCGGTTGTAAATTTTTGCTAGGTTTTCGATCTCAATGGCAACGCCTGCAGACTCCATGGGAGTCATGGACCGATAAGGGTCTAGGGGATGAGGGCGACGTAGCCAGATGACCTGCTCTGGCCTGAGGATGACTTTTTGTCCGCTTGGTAGGGCAACTTCAAAGCCTGCCACGAAATTCTTGGGATCAGGTATTGGTGATGTGTGCTGCGGCGGGAGAAGATGCAGGCCGATCAGCGACCCATTATTGCCGTAAATCTTTTCGATAAAAACGCCGCGTGTTGACATAAGCAACTGAGAAGAAAGGCGGTAGCGAAAAATAAAACTGTTTTCGCCAACATTTGCCTTAGTATTTAACAACTTCAAAATTTCATTATCACTACCAGTGATAATTTTTCCATCCGGGGAATTATTCGCCCGCAAAATCGCAGGAAGCCTCGCTTGGTTACCAGCAATCGCATCAACACAGCGATACACCCATGTAACCCGTTGCATACCCTCGCGATATGCCCGCTCAATATCCCAACCGTCACGATAAGGTCGTCCAGTAAGCCCAGCGTTTGATGCTACTGGAGAACCAACTGGAACCTTCGCAGCCTTTGTATCAAGGCCATCCTGTAAAGATTTAACCTGTGGAGAGTTCCATGCCATCAGTTAGCCCCCAGCAAGTAGCCATATAGCCCAGCAGTTACCCCAAGCACGATTAGCCCTGCTGGAAGGAAGATTAGCCCTACCCCAACAGAACTAGACGCGACAAAAACGCTCATCATTACATGAGCAATCCCAGATCGCGTAAACCTCTTCTTTTTTGGTGTCGCCTGTTCTTCTTGCACACCCGCACCTTATCAGCAAAATACTATCTATAGAGTACCGCATTCTGGTATACGCTTGTCGCAAATGACAGATTGGCAAAAAGTCCTAGACTACCTAGAGCCAAAAACTCCACTGTATTGTCCAGAGAAACCTTCACTCACTCAAAGAGTGTTTCTTAGGACATACGCCCTAGAGGCATTATTCGGCGGAGCAGCAGGCGGAGGCAAGAGTTCGGCACTACTCATGTCCGCACTCCAATACGTTGACGTACCCGGATACTCCGCAATGCTCTTCAGGCGCACCTACGCCGACCTTGCCCTCCCCGGCGCTCTCATGGACCGATTTATGACATGGATTGCCGCTGCCGACGACATCCGCTGGAACTCAAACACCTACACCGCAACATTCCCCTCAGGGGCGCGTGTCGGGTTCGGCTACCTAAACAACACCAACGACTACCTCCGCTACAAAGGTGCCGAATTCCAGTTCATCGGAATGGATGAGGTCACCGAAATCCGGGAATCCGACTATCGGTATATGTTCTCCCGCTTGCGTCGCCCAGCCAGCGGGCCACTATCCAAAGTCCCCCTCCGAATGAGAGCAGCCTCAAACCCTGCCCCCAACTGGGTTCGTCAACACTTCATCGTGGAAGGGAAGGACAAATCACGAATCTTCGTCCCCTCCATGCTCTCCGACAACCCCGGAATCGACCCAGAGTCATACCGGCAGGCACTGTCCGCGCTTGACCCAGTAGAACGCCGACGGCTAGAATTCGGTGACTG